TAAAGCAATATTAAATGTAGCAGCACCATTACCTTTATTAACATATAAAATATGATCTTTAGATTTATATTTTTCAATCATATCACTAGTTTCCTTAGAAACATTATCTGCTATAATAGACCATTCACAATCATCAAATACTTTAACTGCATTTGCTAAACAATTTTCATTATTAATATAATCAGGTTTTACTTTACTATAACCTGCATCTGATATTCTATAAATTATTCTCATAAAGTATCGTAATAGTTGTTTTGTTTTTCTTGTCGTTTAATTGTTTTTGGATGATATAAAGCAAGTTCAGGCATAGCTGGTAGTAAAGCATATGTTTTATGACCAGTTAATACTTCATGTACTTTATTTTTCCATTTAATTTCAGGTTTATTTTTCCAAATACGCCATTGATAATCAGGCCAATTAACTCTATCTTCTTCATCTACATTCCACCTCCATTTATTAATATGTTCTTGAGTTAATCCAGATACAGTATTTACTCTAGGTACTAGAAACACTTCATTTTCTGGATTGCTATTGATTATATTTGGTAGATGTTCTATTAATAAATCATTTGGTAATTCATCAGCATCTATTTGGAAAATATAATCCCCAGTACATAATTCTGTTAATTGGTTTTTCCAATCAGCAAAATGGTGTTTAAATACTTTAGAATGATAGGTACAACATGGATCCCCTTTTAATTCAGAAATACGAGCCCATACTTCATCAGTACCATTTTTTTTATCAAATAAAACAACTACTTCGTCTTCTTTACGTTTTGCTTTTATAAGAAAATTTAATAAACGAGTTATCTCATCTATCTCATTACAAACTGTTATTGCATAACTTATTTTCATATTATTCTGGTAATGCTCCAATATACGATAAGGCATCCATGTAGTCACGTTCTTTAAAATGCTTTAATGAAGACATATCTGGTTTATACTCTGTTTTTGAACCATCTTTATTTACAATTGGTTCATCTAATTTTACTGCTTTAACTGCTGCCCAAGCCCAATCTCCATCTTCATGTGATTTACCATCAGCATAAACCATACCTAATTCTGGTACATTAACTGTGTTTGGTAGCCATGTAAGTCCTGTTTTAGTATCTGTCCAAGCTAAGTCTTTATAAATTTCAGGCAATACAGCCCATTGTTCTTTATAAAACTGCTGATCAGGTGTCATTAAACTATTAGACCAAAAACCACAAGATATACTATAATAATTAGTAATTTCAGGTGTTACTTCGATTCTATAACATAAATCACCTCCTGATTTGGGACAATCAATTATTTCATCAAATTGTTCTTTCATTATACTTTATTTAATGTTGGAGTTGTTAGTGATGGAGTATCCATACTAGGTAAATTTAATTTTAATTCATTAGCAAATTCAGGTAAGTTATCTTCTAATAGCTTATCAACTAATTCTTTCATTTTAGTAAAACTAAATTCTGTTTTAATATAATGTCCTTGTTGTTTAGCTGGTCCAACATATTTTTTATAGTTAGTAAATACATTTTTTAATGCATCTTTAGCTTGTTTAGGATTAACTTGGAACCAATCATATTCTTTTTTCAACCATTGGTTTGCGGCTGAGGCATGTACTTTTTCTAATTGACCTCCTAATACAATTGCTAATCCAGGTTCAACAAAATCCATATGACCAGACCATCCTGATACTATTAGTGGTTTCTTTGATAAACAAAATTCTTGTAATGGTCGTCCAAATCCTTCACCTTTAGTAAAACTAACCATAGCTTTTACTTTAGGGTGATTATATAACTCATTCATTTGTTGATCAGTAAGACCACCATTTAATACATAAACATTAGGTAAATCATCATTTACATATTGTCTTTTAATCTTAGATATTTTATTAAGTATAGCTTCTCTACTCATATAACTATTTCTACCAGTAGATGCTTTTAATATTAAAGCTGGTCTTGATTTTTTATTTTTAAATGTTTGGAAGAAATAATCAATCATTAATCCTACATTTTTTCTATCATGACCCATATCACCTTGCATCCAATGTCCTACAAATAGATAACAAAACGATTCTTTAATAGCGCTTAAATCAAAGTCAACTTTAGGTAAATACTTATAAACATCTTCATTATACCCTTCAAATACTACTTCAATTGGTTTAGTTAATTTTAAAACATGACCTGTAGTTCTACCTTGTTGGTCTCTTTGTTCAAATCCAACTTCAGTAAATACTTTTTTACTGTGTTTTGATGAAACGAAATTCATATCCATTCGGTTTAAACCTTCAATCCAGGTATGATCACAACCTGTACTTTCAATTCCAGCTGTACATCCAATATTATATTTTCCTACTGGTTGGAATTCACTTGGAATAGTAATCTGCATCCAAATATCTGGTTTTTGTCCTTGAGCTACACCTTGCACTCTAAGTTCATTTAGATATTCCCATTCTTTATGATCTGTAGTAAAGCCAAATGGTGTATTACCCCATCTTTGACTTAATAATTTAACATCATATTTATCTAAATCGATAATTGACTTGACAATATCTCTTGCTCTAGCCCCATAACCACTGTATGTGTCAAATGGGCAACTTATATAAAAACTTGGTTTTTTCATTAATAAATAATTTTATGATTTAACACTTTACCTTTGTACTCAATTGCATTTACAATTTCGTATTCTTCTCTTGGTTCCCAAACTTTAAATAGTTCAGTAAAAGCTTCTAATACCCTTTCGGCTTGTCTTTCAGCTGTAAATCCAGCTTCATCACTTATAGCCCATTCTCTACCTTTTAATCCTTTAGCTTTACGTTCTTCTTTACTTAAATTATATACTTCCATATATCTTTCAGCTGCATCTTCCCACTTACATCTATCATCAAAAATGTATGGTGTTGGAGGTGAACCTTGAATTGATCTACTTGTTGGGTAAACTGGAAATGCCCATTCACCATGTTCTTTATATGTGCCTCTGTGGTTGGATGGTACTTCAGGTGATGGATCAAACCATTTACCTTTATCATCAACAAATCTCATTTGATCTTGCATTCCACCTGTTACATTAGCTATAATTGGTGTACCCGCTAACATAGCTTCTGTAAGGGTTAATCCCCAACCTTCATTTGATGTTAATAATACTTGAGCATCTGCTATATTATACAAGTAATTTAAATGTTTTCTATCTAACTTATTAATTGAAAATATACATGCTTTAGGATATTTTTCATCAAATAGATATTCTCTTACTGCTTCTAAATCAGTACCATGATCTGTTACTACTTCTGTGTGTAGTATCATTCTACATTTATCCGCTTTTTCTTTTGGTAATTGATCTAAAAAATGTCTAAACGCTAACATTGTATCTGGAATTTGTTTACGTCTAATATTTCTTGAATTAAAGAATAATGTATAATCAACATCATCACCTTTAAAAACAGAATTTCTAAAGATTTTCATATCCTTATAGTCATCATGATCTTTAGTAATAGGGAAATAATGGTTGTGATTTAAACCATGAGGTACATATTTAAACACCCTTTTACTATTATCACAATCAGCTAATACTAGCTCATTAATATTTTTAGTTTGTTTTGAAATACCCATTAATAAATCACATGATTCGTAATATGCTTGATTATATCTTGGTGCTGGATAGTCATCCCAAATATTAATATAAGCTATAGGACATTTTTTTCTAATATCATCTTCAGAATTAAAAATGTGAGTAAAATATCTTGGGTCTGTAAATAACAATAGGGCATCTGGTTTTTCAATTTCTAAAACCTGTCTAATTTCATCTTCTTTACCATAACCATTTACACAGTATATTTTAACTTGAGCATCATCAATCCCAATTTCCTTTCCTGTTGCTTGTCCTAAATCTAATACCTTACCTTTATCTGGATGGTTAATAGCTCCACCTATATTTACCCAGTTAAAATGGTGACAGGTATGTGATACTATTTCTTTTGCAACTGTTGCAACACCAGAGTGTACTCTAATGTCATCACATACTAAAACGATTTTTTTCCTCTTATCAGGAGGAAGGTGTTTAAAACTTTTATTCATTTGTTATCTATTTTTAGAGTTCAATATTTGTTTGATTAGTAATTTGTTTTCTAAAATCTTCATCTGTAAGATACAAAAACAAGCTACGGTCTGCAAGTTTTTGGAACGAGAATTTTCGCCTCACACATTCTACTTTAAAATCGTTAAACAGATCACTTTGTACTTTAACACTGGTTAGTGTCATTTTTGCTTTTTGTGCCATAATTTTTATTTTTAATAACGTTATATTTGTCTATACATATATGAATATTCCTCAAATTACGCAAAGTCTAGACCTGCTCCACATAATTCTTGTTCTTCTTTAAATGGACAGAAATTACAAGTCCATTTTGATGGTGTTTTAGGATAAATTTTTTCCTTAATATCACCATTAGAGTTAAAACATTCATTTACAAAATCATTTACTGCCTTTTTTGCCCTACCTAATTTAATTTTTCCACTAGGAGGAGTGAATTGTTGTACTCTATAAGCTTGATAGGGTGACATAATATTTTCGTCATCCATATCTAATACTTTTCTTTTTAATATAAAGAATTCAATATCAATTTTATCTAAAGGTATTCCATACTGTTCAGAAAAAAATTGTTTATATAATAATAATTGATACTGTTTGTCTTCATCTTTTTTAGCGTAATCGTTCCAACCTTTAGTACTGGTTTTAATATCGATTATTTTAAATGTTTCTGTGTTTTCATTGTATGTGACAACATCTAAATACCCCATGTATAATACGTTATTATACATTTTATTTGGCGCAACTATAATTGGTAATTCACAACCAACTAAATATGTTCCTTTTTTACTGAAATATCTAGCACGTTTTTTCTTAAACCATTCTATTATGGCAATCCCATCTTCAAAAAACTCCCTCATTTCAGTTGCTTCTGAAAAGTGGGAGTCATTATTCTTTTTATATTGTGCTTGGTATTCGCTTATAAATCTACCTCTAAAATCCTCAGTAATATCAATGTCTCTATCTGCTGCTGCAAATGATTTATCATAAGCATAATCTAGATAATATTGCATTGATTCATGTATTGCTGTTCCAAATACAGTGTGAATTGATGAAGTAAACTTTTTAATCTTATCTTTATATTGTAATTTCCATCTATGAGGACATCCCCTAAAGATCGACATTTGAGAATAAGATATATTCTTCTGAAATGCGAAGTTAATTGGTGATGGAGGATTATTTCTAATCTCCCTTACAATATGCGGAACCTTTTTAGCCAAACTATTTTTTCCATTTATCGCGACCTACTAAAAGACCGATTATTCCATAATTGGCAATGTCAATAAATGTGTCTTCCATACCTTCACCTTTAACAAATGATCTACCATTAATTAATAGGTTTTTAAGACGTGAAATTTTATCTGTAAGTCTAATACATAATCCAGTAAGTGAAAATGTTTTATCCTCTTTATTATTAAGGATATCTCCACCTAATGCTATATT